CTGAGATACAAGAGGCGCTCCAGGAGGCTATGGCTGCCAGAGAAAAGCGGACCGAGATCACCCAAGAAATGGTATTGCGCGAGCTGGCGAAAATTGCCGGCGTTGATATCAAAAACTACCTGAGCTATCGCACCGAAAAAACCGTCGTCGGGACAGATGAGGAGACTGGTGAGCCTATTGTAGATTATAGTCATATTGTGGACCTGAAAGACAGCGAACAGGTGGACGGGACACTTATATCGGAAATCCAGCTCCAAAAAGGCAATCTCAAGTTCAAGCTCCACGATCGCGTCAAAGCGCTGGAGCTACTCGGCAAACACTTAGGCATGTTTGTTGATCGGACCAGGCTGGAAAATCCGGACGGAAGCCCGTTGCAGGTTTCTTTTAATATATCCCGGCCAAACCGGCCAAAAAGAAATAGCAAATCTGACCTGGAAAAACAGGAATAAAATTCCAAAAACAAATCTTCCGATAATCAATATTATGTAAACTAGAAATAATTAATAAAAACCCTTAAAACACAATGAATTTAAGGGTTTTTACATTGTTTAATAAATTATTATCGGAAGTTTATTTTTACAAACACTAGATATAGTGTTTTATGCATTTAAAAAGTGCAAATATGTATTAACTTTACATAAAATCCGGCCCAAAAAGAGGGTGATTTTACCACTGGAATTTCCAGTTTTAGAGACAAAAAGGGGTATTTTTATGTCAACTATCACAATCCCATATCAGGAGTCCGAAAAGCAGGCCCTCTTTCATGCTTCAGAGGCCACCGAAACCTTTTACGGCGGTGCCAAGGGCGGCGGGAAGTCATGCGGCCTGGTCATGGACTGCTTGGCCTATTGTCTGGAGTTCCCGGGAGCTGAAGCATACCTTTTCCGAGAAACTTACGACGATCTGGAAGCAAACTTAATTAGCGAGTGGAAAAACCGCGTCCCAAAAGATCTTTTCAAATACAATGAAGCAAAGCATGAGGCCAGGCTAATTAACGGCAGTATCGTGCGCTTCCGATATGTGGCCAATTATCAAGATGCGGAACACTACCAAGGCCGGTCCATTGATTATATAGGTATTGACGAGCTTACAAAACACGAAGAAAAGACAGTCCAGGAGCTGCTTTCCTGCTTGCGGTCCGCAAAGGGTTTCCCGCCCACCTTTAAGGCCACCGGCAACCCTGGCGGCATCGGGCACCGATGGGTAAAGGCTCGATACATAACGCCCACGGAGTACGGAAAAAAAGACTACACCGACCCGATAACGGGTAACCAGATAAAGTTTATTCCGTCCAAAGTGTACGACAACCCGGCGATCATGAAAAATGACCCGGCATACGTTCGCCGGCTTGAAAACCTGCCGGAAGCAAAGCGGCGGGCCTTCCTCCACGGGGACTGGGACGTTTACACCGGCCAAGGATTCCCGGAATGGTCCGAAAAAATCCACGTGGTGGATAACTTCGATATTCCAGAGCACTGGTATCGCTGGCGTGGTCTGGACAACGGCTATGCGGACCCATTCTATTGGGCATGGCTGGCGGTATCACCGGAAGGCATAGTTTACCTTTACCGGGAGTTTACCCGGACCAAGGACGATCCGCGCCTACTTTATACTGAGCAAGCCAGGCGAGCTGCCGAAAAGTCCAGATATCTGACTGTCAAAAACGGCCGGGAAATATGGGTGCCGGAGTCCATAGGTTACACCGTGGCCGGAGTGGATGCCTGGAACATCCATCATCGGGACCAGAGCGGAAAAAGTCTGGTTGACTATTATATGGAAGGTGGCGTCAGCGGATTAACCAAGGCCGTCACAGACCGGAAGCTCCGGAAAGACACCTTCCATGAGTATCTTAAGCCTATTCCAATTATAGATCCGGCAACTGGTAAAGAAACTGGCGAATACTATGCCAAATTCCAGGTTATGCGGCGATGTAAGCAGTTTATCGAGTGGTTCCCGGAATTGGTGGAGGAAGAAGAAAACCCGGACGTTATTGCCGATTGTGATTATGACCATGGTTATGATGCGGTAGGGTATGCGCTCATTTCTCACCATGCCCGCCAATCGGATGTCTTGGAGGAATATAAAAAGAAGCAGTCTTTTGATTTTGATACGGAAAATGATGACGAGGACGCTGACTTAGGGGAAGCGGCGGGATTTTTCGGGATGTGATAAATATCTAGGTATTATAACCATTCCCCCCTTACCAAGGCCGGGACAGCTAGGGTAACCCCTGGCACCCGGCGTTCCCTATGGGGGGACGCATAAAGAATGGCAAAAGCACATTACAAAAGTAATTACAAAAGCAATGAAGGGAGTTAATGCCAATATGAGCCTAAAATCAGCCATAGAGCTGTGCCAACTAAAAGTATCCATGGCAATTTCCGCTTCCACCAAAGAAGCAATGCTTTCGGCAGCCCGGGAGGCGGAATTTGGCCTCACCGTCCTTGCCGAAGCAGCGGAAAGAATGGAAGCAAATAGCGCAATTACTAGCGATACTAATCACCGCGTCCTTCGCCCTTACCGCCCCTCAGTCTCCTCAATAGAGGATGGTCCATGGCCGGAAGGTGATAGCGAGGACAACCCGGAAGCGGAAACGCCCTTGGAGAAGCGGAATCGGGAAGAAATGAAGAATCGGGGGTTTTTCGGATGATGAGTAAATACGACAGCGTCTTTGCCAAGGCATTAGAAGAAGCAAAGCAAGAGATTGAGAAAAAAGACAATAAGCAGGAAATAAAGCAGGGAGTCAAGTCTGCACCTAAGTCCATACCTAAATCCGCACCCAAACATGCGCCCATGAAAAACCCATTCCCTTCATCTAAAAAACTTTCCTGCAAATATTGCGGTAAGGAACTCAGCCCGAATGGATTATTTCAGCATGAAAAGCACTGCCCGGAAAATCCGATCAATATAGCAAAACGGGAGATGGATGCCAAAAAGGAGGAAGTAAAGATTGACGTTATGGTGGTTAAACAACCGAACGAGTTTTTTGGAACTGGGCCAATAGAAGCAATAAACGAAGAGATTTCCGACCCCCGCCCAACCATCCCATTATCCCTTTGCGCCCGCGACATTAATTATGTCAAAGAAAATAAACCCTTCTACATGAAAGTAATGGGCCGAAAAATAGGGGACAAGGTTTATGTGGAAGAAGTGGAATTAATGAGATTGTGATAGGAGGATATATGGCTAAAATAATTCATTTCCCCAGTCCCAAAAATGAAGATACTCCGGAAGAATTTATGCTTGACACGATTGAAACAATCAAAGAGATGGAAGCAGAAACAATTATCATTGCCGCTAAGAATAAAGAAGGGTATTGGGTAACCGGATACTTAAATGCAGACTGGGCAACCCGGAATGAAGCACTGGGACACATTCAAGCAGACATTATAGATCAAATGATTTTATCAAATTTAGATAGATATAGCGAATAAAGGCGGTGAGCCTAATGGAAGAAGTACAATATCAAGACGCCATGGAAATAGAATCGACAGAATTAAATTTATCCACTCAAGAAGAGTCAGAGGCGTCCCAAGAAGTAATCCTAAAAGCCATCCGCAAATGCTCCGAATGGTATGAGATGGACAAAAACGCCAAACAATTTTACGTGGATGAAATGAAGGAAATGTATAAATTATACTCGGGGCGCCACTGGGACCTTCTTGACCCAACCGGCAACCCCCTCCGCACCGAAGAACAGCAGCGAAACCGACCCAATTCCGTGGAGAACATGGTATTTGCCCTCATAGAAGGTACGGCCTCAGAATTTGCGGAAGATGTGGAACTCATAGACTTTCCGGTAGAGTCTGATGATGATGACCAGGCCAAAACCATGACCGAATTAAAAGAATTCATATTTTATAAAAACACTCTGTCCATGGAGAGAATTAAATTTCTTCGGTGGTTTTTCCTGTACGGGACTGGAATTTGGCACATTTATTGGGACCCTGACTGGCGGGGTGGGAGAGGTCCCAACCGGTGGGAGGGCGACATTCGCTGGAAAGCTCTACACCCACTGATGCTGATACCCGATGCCCGGTGCAAGGAAGATATTAACGAAGGAAACCGGTGCCATAAAAGGGTCTGGCATACCCTGGAGGAATTACAGCAGAAATACCCGCATCTTGCCGACCAGCTCCAAGAAGAAACCATGGACGAAACTGACGATATGCTGCTGGATATGCAAACAGATGCGGAAGGGTTTGACGATTCGGCTTACAAGGAAGATCAGCTCCCAGTGATTGAAACATGGTATGTGGGGGAACCGTTAATTCCCGACGAGAGCGACCAAACTGGTTATGGCCTCCATGTAATTTGGTGGGCCGGAGAGAATCAGCAAATTTACCTAAAACACGCCAATTATATATATTTTGACCCGGAGGAAACTACTAAGTTTCCTTTTATTGTGCGCCAATGCTATCCCAGGGAGAATTCCATTTGGGGATACGGCGAAGCGTATTTCCTGAAGAATCCGCAGATAATCCGGAACAAAACGGCGGAAATTATCATTGAAGGACATATGCACCAGGCTGTAGGGCAGATATATTATGACCAAAGCGCACTCTCGCCGAAGCAGAAGCGAATTGTTCAGACAAAAGGCACCCTGCCGGGCATGTGGTTTGAAGTACAGAACATAAACGGGATAAAGCGGGAGTATTCCAAGAATATCCCCAGCACTCTACTGACAGAAATGGACCGGAACCGGTCCGTGATGGAATCCATTATCGGGCGGTTTGATATATCCCAAGGGAGGACGCCGGGGAGCATTACGGCATTCAAGGCCATTGCCGAACTGTCTGCCCGTGCTCAGGTGAGACTCCGGATTAAGGAAAAAGCCATTGAAAGCTCTTATGAAGAGGGTGGCATGTATGTAAACCGGCTGATTGAGAAGTTTTATACTGAGCGGCGGAAATTCCGGATTATGGGTAAAGACAAAAACAAAAATAATAACGCTAATCCTAATAGTAATAGTAACGGTTATCAATATGGTGAATATAACCCGGAGGATATGCTAAAGGTTTACGATACCACTACTGGAACAGTTGCGCCATATGCCCATGCGGAAGAACAGATTCCGGCCATGGGAATGATAAAACAGTTAAAGCAGCAGTATGAGGCTGGAATGATCAGCGAAGAAGAATTTGCCGCCATGGCCAGTGAGCTTCAAATAGAGAATTATGAGATTTATTTCCCGGAGTTTGACTGCTACTGCAAAACTAGCAGCGTAACGCCTTCCGACAGGTTCTATTATATTGAAGTGGCAAAAGAACTATTGACTGCCGGGATATTGCCACCAAAAATTTTCCTGGAAGTGCTGGATACCGGTAAATTCCCGCCCATAGAAGAGATTATAAAAGAAATAGACCGGATGAATCAGCCAAGGATTGGCGACATGCTGGGGGTACTGCCGCCGGAATTGCAGCAGTATATGAAAACCCTTTCGCCGGAGGATTTTGTGATGGAAATGGCGGGATTATTGCAGATTGGGGCGCAGCATCTTGATATGTCCGGGATGCCGGTTACTATGCCGCAGGAGCTAGGAGGGGGAGAGCAGCAGGGAATGGCATAATTAAATGTTTGTACAATGTTTAATTTAATATTTGATTAAAGGGTTTAAAGGAACGGGAAACCGTTCCTTTTTATATGTCCAAAACGTGCTGATGACATTCAAAAAGCTGCAAGGAAATTAACAGCCCGACGG